TAGATGGTGAAGTTCTTTTGGTTCTCAAAGAATCAGATATCTACGCCGTAGAAGACCAGTAAAGATTTCTGGGATGTGTACAGCATAAACTACTAACGCTTTCCGTTCTCGAAAGAGGGATGACGGATAGTACTGATAGAATATCAGATAGTCTCCCGTAGAATATGGGATATGTAGCTAACAGTGAATGTGTTAGATAAGGACGAGGGGGATTGTCAGGCGTCCAGAAAATAAAATAACGACCCCGAACATCCCGTTTACCCAAAACAGATTTACATTATATCAAAACAGCGATATAATACTTTTTTAGGATGCATTCAGCAACTTTTAATTTACAAGCATATCGTAAAAAAAGCGCATCCTGTTGCAATACAAATGAAAGGAGAACGTATGCAATTCGCAGAAGCAGTAATGAACCAAGAAGCCCGTACTACAAATGGTATGAAGGCACTCAAGTCAACGGCTAACGCCTGTGTGGACTTGTTCTATAACATCGGTGCAAGCCGTGGTAAGAACATTGTTCCAAGTTTCACAGCAGCATACGTTGAGAACTCCGACCTAGCGTTGCGTATCGTCCAATGGGCACGTGACGTTCGTGGTGGTTCCGGTGAACGACAAATCTTCCGAGATGTGTTGATGCACTTGGAAAAGACTAATCCAGAAGACGCTAGCCGTTTGATGGTTAAGGTTCCTGAACTAGGTCGTTACGATGACTTGTTCGTGTTTAAGTCTAAGCCTCTAAAGACACAAGCATACACAATGCTTGGCGATGCACTCCGTGCTCGTAATGGCTTGGCAGCAAAGTGGACACCACGTAAGGGTGATGTTGCCCTTGAAATCCGTGAATTCTTCGGAATGACTCCTAAGCAATATCGTAAGAGCCTAGTTGCACTTACTAACGTTGTTGAAACACAAATGTGTTCAAAGGCATGGGATTCAATCAACTACTCACATGTTCCTTCATTGGCACATGCTCGTTACAAGAAGGCTTTTACTCGTAATGGTACTTCATACGCGGACTATGTGGCTAAACTCGCTAAGGGTGAAGCAGGTGTGAAGATTAACGCAGGTGCAGTGTATCCATACGATGTATTGAAGGGAGTAATCAATTCATACACACGTTCAACAATGTCTAAGACTGAGTTGGATGCATTGACAGCGCAATGGGAAGCATTGCCAAACTTCATCGGTGACGCATCAGTGTTGCCAATGATTGACTCGTCAGGTTCTATGACTTGCTCTGCAGGTAAGAACACAGGCTTGTCTTGTTTGGAAGTTGCAATCTCTTTGGGCTTGTATTTTGCTGATAAGAACAAGGGTAAGTTCAAGGACACATTCTTGACTTTCAGCAACACACCTAAGTTGGTTAACCTTAAGGGTAACATCGTTGACAAAATCAACCAAATGAATACAGGTGAAGTGGCTAACACTAACTTGAACAAGGCATTTGACTTGGTCTTGAAGACAGCAATGGATAACAGTGTTCCACAAGCAGAAATGCCTCAAACAATTGTTATCTTCTCGGACATGCAATTCGATCAAGGTGTTCATCACGATGACTCCGCAATTGAAATGATTGCCCGCAAGTATGCGTCAGCAGGTTACGAACTACCAAAGGTAGTCTTCTGGAACTTGAACGCCGCATACGGTAACGCACCAGTTAAGTTCAACAAGACTGGTACTGCTCTTGTCTCTGGTTTCAGCCCTGCTGTTGCTAAGAGCATCTTGAGCGGCAACTTGGATGACTTCTCCCCAGAAGCAATCATGTTGAAGACTGTTATGGTCGACCGTTACGATTTGGCGTAAGCTAAATAGTAGAACACGGCAGATGCCTCTGAGCAATTACGCATCTGTTCTCTTTTTGATACGTTGGAGTTTAAAAATAGTAACCGAGACAACCTTCTTAATAGCTTAATGATGCTGGCATGCCGTAAAATCTTTCTCAGGATTGAGCATCTAGCTAACGTATCAAATTTATCACCCGTTTATACTTGTACGCTAACAAGTAGCCAACGATAAGCTGGCTTATCACTTATCTGGTACACTAGGACTTGACCACACGCCCCGCGACTGGGAAACGGAAACAATCTAGGGAAGTTGAACGCTAACAACTGCCAGAATAACATAAATACGTAGACGGGGTAGGCAACCCGGTTCTATGACTCTTGTGGTGAGAGGTGATAGAACACTTATGTAAGTATCATTGTCGCACCCAGCCGATAAGACTGGCTCTGTTAGTGAAAAATGGCAGTATACTTTCATAAGCACCCTAGATAAACATACGCAAATATATCGGGCCTGATAAGCCCAACGTTCTTTAATCTTTAAATATTATTCAATATAGTATCCAATAGAGCAACTAGGGTGTTTTTAATACTTTTGCTCTACTTGACAATATCCCCAAAACACAGTACAATACATCATTGAAACAAAACGCCCCGGTGGTGAAATTGGTAAACACAGCGGTCTAAGAAGCCGTAAGCTGAGAGTTCAAGTCTCTCCCAGGGCACCAAGGAGTATAACATGTGGATTCAAAACGTAGCATTGAGCGATATCAAAAAGGGTTTTCATATTAACCCAGGTGATAACGCCATGCTAATTCAAATCGTTGACTGCGGTTATGAGTTCCCTACTCCCCTGTACAAATTCAAAGAAGTCCATCAGTTTGAATTTTTAGACGTTGAAGAAAAAGACTTTGTGCTTGAGGAAGAAATGCGCTGTAGCCACGAGCAAGCCAAGCAATTGGTTGACTTGTTGTTGAAGGCATACGCACAACGCATGAACGTGATTGTTCATTGTCATGCAGGTGTATGTCGTAGTGGTGCAGTATGTGAAGTGGGTGTGATGCTTGGCTTTGATGACACTGAAGTGTTTCGTAGCCCTAACTTGCTAGTTAAGCATCGCATGATGAAGGCATTAGGCTGGACTTACGATGAAAACGAGCCACACACTATTAATGGAATAACATTAGATTCTGGGCTGATTGTGCCTAAGGATTATGAAGGAGATATTTGATGTATAAGGTAATAAGCAAGTTAGGACTTACTCTTAATGTTTGTCCTACATTAGATGAAGCAATGCTGTTTGCTAAAACTGTTGGTATGTTTGTAACTATCACTGGTACTGACTTTGAAGTGTGCGGTATCTTCGGTGTTGATAGTGTAAAGGATGGTAAGTGCCCAGATGGCATTGCTTATGATTGGAATAAGGCATCACGCATCGGCGCGCCAAAACGAGTAAAGGTATAATATGAACAAGTGTTATCAATTGGTAGGTGTTCCCGGCGCAGGCAAGAGTACTTGGATTAAGAACCAAGTATGGGCTAAAGACTTACCAGTTGTTAGCTCTGATGCGTTTGTTGAAGCTGAGGCTTTGCGTCAAGGTAAGACTTATTCAGAAGTGTTTGACGAATATATGCCAATCGCCGTCAAGTTGATGGTTAATCAAGCATTAGTTTGTCAAGCAAACAAGTTAGATTTTATCTGGGACCAAACATCTACTACAGTTGCAAGTCGTAAGCGTAAGTTCAACACATTGTTGCCTTCGCAGTATGAACACATTGCAGTGGTGTTTGAAACTCCATCAAGAATTGAGTTGAAACGGAGATTGGCTAGCCGCCCTGGTAAAGAAATTCCAGATGTAGTAATGGAAGGGATGTTAGCTAGTTTTGAAATGCCTTCGTTAGAAGAAGGCTTTACAAAGATTTGGATAGTAGGAGAATAATATGCCAGCAACATTTTTAGTTAGTGACACGCACTTTGGTCATGCTGGTGTATGTCGCTTCACAGAATCAGACGGAGTGACGAAGATTCGCCCTTGGACTGATCCAGACGAAATGGATGAGGCAATGGTCAAGATGTGGAACGAAACCGTACGCCCCAACGACAAAGTTTATCACTTAGGTGATGTGGTCATCAATCGTAAAGCATTAAAGACATTAGCTCGGTTAAACGGTGACAAGGTGTTAATCAAGGGCAACCATGATATCTTTCGTATGGAAGAATACACACCTTACTTCCGAGAAATCAGAGCATATCATGTTTTAAACGGCACGATTTTAAGTCACATTCCTGTACATCCTGAATCGTTAGGGCGCTTCGGCACTAACATTCATGGTCACTTACACACAAACCGAGTGAAGAAAATAGTCGGTGTTGATGTAAGAACAGGTGAGTTTAAGTACAGCACAGAAAACGATGTGAGATATCATTGTGTATGTGT